GCACGATAAGAAATCGAGAGTACCTTCATATTGATCAGTTGTAGAGCCTCCAGCGCCTCCATCATCAGCACACGTTTCGTTCGTTCGAAAACAATTTACTCGTTGATCGAACCAGTCAATCGTAGAATTTTCATCGAATGTGCAATTTCCACATGAGCAGGTGGCGCAACACTCCGGACACTCATCGTTCGCATCGTGCAACAACACTTCGCCCGCGCCGTTGAGCGCGATTGTGCCGTCATCGCGGATGTGTACGTCATCCTGCGCCATGATTACTCACAGGTATCCGTGTCGATCCATTGCAACGCGCCGGACACGTGGCCCAGCACCTGCGTCTTACCTGAGTCGTAGCCGCTTACATCCGACAGGTCGATTTGCAGCGTCACTTCCGCCTGGTCGTTCGCCTCGTCATCCGTGACCGGGGCCTCAATGCCCACCACCATGCCGGAAGCCGTACCCTTGACGAAAAGAATCTCCCACGAGCAATCGTCGGCCTCGGCGCTTGTGGCGTCTGTGCCCGTAACCTTGTTGAATACCGATGAACATCCGCCCCCACCACCCGTCGTGTCAATCGTGATCGTCTTGTCGCCCTCGTTATAGTGACCGAACTCATCGAAATCCAAAGATCCGACATCCGATCCGCCGTCATTGAACGTTACTGTTGATGCGGTCTGACCCGGATCATTATGATCGAACGTCAACTCATTCCCCGCCGTATCGACCGTCGTATGGTCGCCGTCGCGCACGGGCACGCGCTGGTCGATGTCGTCGATCGGGTCGCCGTCCACCAGGTCGGTGATGATGTGCGCCTGGTTGGCGGCGGCGGTGGATTTGTAGTTCAGCTCGCTCAGTCCCTCGGCGCCGGCTTCGCCGGTGCCGGTCTCGGTGTTGAGCTTCACATAGGCGTCGGGCTCTTCGACCAGCGGCACCTCGGGGAAGAATTGCTGGGTTGTGCCGATGCCGGGCTCGTGGGTCTGGGCCAGGGATTCCTGATCGGTCTCGGTCTGCTCGGCGAGGCGTTCGACCATCCCGTTGAGCAGGTCCACCATCTCCGGGTGCAGACGGGCGATCGGGCCGAGCTTGCCGCCGGGCCGCCGCTGCTGGTCGAGTTGAGGGTCGCGTTCGGGCATGAGTCAGGCGGGTGGGGTGTGGACCGGGAGCTTGCCGGTCAGGTCGCCGATCTTGCGGGGAAAGACGTAGCGGACGATCACGGCGAAGCTGCTGACCGAGACGGCCCCGACCACGAACAGGCCGCTGACCGAGCTGCCGAAACCGAGCATGTCTTCCTGGACGAACCCGGGCGCTTCGGTGTGCTCGCAGTGCATCACGGTCGGCCATTTGAGGCCGTCGGCGGTTTCGACCGGATTGGTCTGGAAGCCGTGGAACCAGAGCTGGTGCGCGCCGAAGGTGCGCGATTGGTCCAGGGCCGGGTCCACGACGGCGCCGCCGACGCCGCGGCGGAAGAGCCCGGAGATCGAGACGGAGGCGGAGTTGACGGTGTCGATCAGCGGCGACAGGTCGGGCCTGGGGTCGGCGTCGAGCACGGTCTGGAAGTACAGGTGCTCGGTCTTGATCTGGAACGGGCGGGCCGAGAGCGACCACTGAACCTTGTTGAGCAGGACCGGCAAGATGAAGTTCGCCGGCCCGTTCGCGTCGGGGCGGTTGTTCGCGTCGCGCTGGTGGTGCCGCGAGTAGTACCGGAGTTGGCGCGTGCCGGTGCGGGAGTTGTAGGTTTTCCACGCCTCCTGGGTCGGGGTCGAGAGGCCGGGGATGTAGCGGTAGCTGGCGCGGGTGACGGCGCGGGTGTCGTCGAACATCCCGGCCGTGACGCTGAACAGGGGCAGCGTCGGGTCGTTGGGGTGGGCCGTACCGGCGTCTGTTTGCGCAGTTGTGATCGCCTGATTGATCCGGTCCTGGAAGGTCGTGCCGTCCAAGTCTTTGGCGAGTCCGCCCCGCACTGCGGCCGAATCCACCACCCGCGCCACGCCGAGCGTGCGGGTCGAGGGGATGATCGAGCCGCGCTGGCCGTCGTTTTTTTCCATGCTCGGGGGCATCAGGCCTCTCCCATCATCTCGTCAAACTTCTGCTCGAGCATTTCGAACCGGGTGATCAGCGCCTGCTGGCTCTGGCTGATGGCCGCCTGGTTGTGCGTGACCTGCGTGAGGATGCGTTCGATGTCGGGCATCGGCATCGCCCCGATCCCGGTCCCGGCCTCGGGCGGCTTCATGCCTCCGGACACGATCTGGCTATCGACGCCGGCCTGTACATCCTCCGCCGCGCCCGGCTTGGTGCCACGCGGACGCGACTCGAGACCGGGCTCGGGATCGGGCTCCTGATTCGGCGGGGGGGGATCGGCGGGCGGGTCGCCCCGCGGCTCGTTCGGCGGAACGGGTTCGGGATCATCCAGTTCCGGTTCGGGGATCGGCTCGTCCGCCGCAGGCTCGGGCGGCCGCACATCCTCGGGACGCCGCGGTGGGTCATCCGACGGGGGTTCCGGGGGTTCCGGGGGTTGTGGGGATTCCGGGGTCGCCGCCCCATCGCCCGAGGACCCGGCCTCGAGCGGTTCGGTCTGATTCTGCTCCGTCTCCGATGTTTTCCCCGGCGGTGTTGCCGCGGTTGTTTCCCAGGGCACTTCCGGGGGCGGTTCCGACGCGGATACCGACGGCGATTCCGGCTTGGTATCGGGTTCCGGGGTTGGTTCCGGGGTTGGGTTTTCGTGGTGGTTGGCCGCGGAGATTTCGGGGTCGGGCCGGGGGTTGTGGTCGTCGGGCTGCTGCTGCCGTTGCCGCAGCGCATCGGCGAACGGGTTGGGGTGGCGGCGTTCGGTCATGACGGGGTGGCTGTGGGTGGTTTGCTTAGCAGAGGCGGGCTTGGGCGGTGACGGGGATGCGTCCGCCGATCGCATTCTGGGGCTGGACCTCGACGCTGTACAGGATCGCGTTCTGGTCGATCTGCTCGGTCCCGTCGTTGAGGATGATCTGACCGCTGGGCGGGGTCGAGGCGTAGAGCCAGTCCAGGTCATCGGTCACAGGGTCGGCGGCGGTGAAGGTCACGGCGCCGCTGTAGATGCAGGAGATGATCACGTCGTTGCGGCCGCCCTCCTGCATGTTGACCGTTGCCTGCTTGGATTGAATTTTGGCCAGGCCGTTGATCCGACCGTAGCCGTCGATATGCAGGATCAGGTCTTCGTAGGTATTGACGTTCGTGCCCGGGTCGAAGTCGGCGAGCATCCCGGCGGTCATGACCGCTCGCATGCTGACCATCGTGAGCGGTCGCTTGGCGACCCACTGCTTGGATTGATCGGTCGCGCCCGCCGCCGCCCCGGTCACGTCGTCGAGCCGCCACAGGCGGCGCACGCCGAAGCCGAGCACGCGGATGTCCTGCCGAACCGGGCCGGTGGTGTCGATCTGCACATCGACGTGCGAGGCCTCGGACAGGCCGTAGCTGCTGTCCGAATCCATCTGCAGCACCCCCACCAGATCCAGATCGGTGACCGGGAAGCCGTTGATGAAGCCCACGGCGGCGTCGGTCGTGCCGGCCTTCGAGCCGGTCACATCCTGCAGGGCCTCGTCGGTGCGCGGCGTGGCGCTGAACCACTTGAGGTTTGTCGCGGCGGTCATCGGCGTAAACGCGCCGCTCTCGCCGATCGGGTAGTTCTTCAGGCTCATGCGTCACCTCTGGGGCTCGTGGTGGTGTGCCGGTCGATGCTTGCGGCCAGCGTCTCGCGCGTCTGATGGTGGATCGGATCCGGCAGGTCCAGTTCCGCCAGCCGTTCGGCGAGCCGGCGCAACCCGCCGCGCAGGCGGTCGGCTTCGTGTCCCGCATCGTGTCCCGCCAGCGCGAGTCGGCGCAACGCGGTGATCTTGTGTCCGACCAGCGTCTTGAGGTCTTGCAGGCGCGCCGCGTCGTTCGACGGCGTGTCTCTGGGCACGGGTTTGAGGGTCATGTGTCCGGTCATGGGCATGGCTTATCTGCTTTCGGCGGCTTGCGGGGCGGGTCGCTGCAGGGACGGGGGCAGGCCCGCGTCGCGGACGTTGGCGCGGCGGCGGGCGTACTCTTCGCGGGCCTCGGCGAGGGTGTCCACGAAGCGGGCGGCGGCGGGGGTCGCGTCGGGGTGCCCCGGCGCGCCGAAGAAGAGGTAGCTGATCCCGCCCCATTTGGCGATCGACTTGGCATATTTCGTCGGGCACGGCAGGTCGTAGGTCATGGGATCGGCCACGACCGTGGACGACGGCAGCGCGATCCAGGCGCTCGACGGCGGCGCGGCGGGTATGGAGGGGAATTGCAGGATGTATCGGTAGGCCGTGCCGCTGTGCGTCACCACATCATTGAGTTCGTACTCGGCAGCCGCGTCGAAAGCGCCGCGGCTGCCGGGCTCGAAGGCCACGTACGCCGGGTGCGTCACATCCAGGGTGTATTCCTGGTCCGTGGTGGTATCGAGCATCCACAGCCCGTCGTCGCGGTGGGCGATCATGCCCGGGCGTCCGGCCGGGGGGCCTCCGCCCCGGTGCCGCATCGCAATGGTTTCGACCGGCACCAGACCGACGCGGTATCCGTCGATCGACCCGCGCTTGTAGTCGTCCTGCTCCATCCCCGTAATCGTGGCGGCCAGGTCCACCGTGTCGATCCCGTTGACCAGCGTGACCGGGGTATTGGTGAGGACAGCCTCGGTCACGCGCAGGAATTCGTTGAACGCCGCGATCAGCGCCGCGTGCCGCTTGAAGCGCAGATACGCCGTGCGGCCCACGTGCAGGCCGAAGTGCTCTACCAAGCGATCGGCGGTGTCCAGGAGCATCGTCGGCTCGGATCATCAGAGGTATTGGACTTCGACGGTGACGACGCCGCGGGCCGCGGTGGTGGTGCCGGTCACGTCCAGGCCGATGGCTTCGCCGGCCGCGACCTTTTTCGTGACGCCCGCGGCGAGGGTCAGCGTCTGATTGGTGTGGGCCGTGCCCTTGAGGTTGATCGTGCCGCTGTGCAGCGCGGTTCCCGAGGCGACCGCGGCGCCGGACGCGGCCTTCTTGACCACCGCCGTGACCGCGCCAGCGTCGGAACCGACCACATCCACGCGGGCTGTGATCGACTTGATCACCGCGTCGCGGCTGAGTACGACACCGCTGCCGTCGGCCGGGGCGTTGTACGGGAGGTTGATCAGTTCGGTGGCGATCTGGTGGGTCTGTCCGCGGTGTGGCATGGTGTTTCCTTTCGTCAGGACTGGAAGGTGATGGTTTCGTAGAGCTGGTTCGGCCCACGCGGCCGGTTCTGGCGTTCAGGGACGACGCCGCCGCGGATGTGACCGCGGCGCCGGTCGATCGCGCCGTAGCGTTCCTTGAGTCTTCGGAGCATCGTGCCGCGCTCGACCGGCTCGACCGCCTCGCTGAGCGTCGCCGCCTGCCCGGCGTAGAAACGGGCGTGTGCACGGATCAATTCGATCAGCAGCGCGTCGCAATCGCTGGGGATGTTCGGCACGTCGGTCAGGTCATCTAGCCGTGTCCAACCCGCCTCGTAAGCCAGGCGCAGCACGCCGGGTTCGTCGGCTTCGGGGACGGGGTACAGGTTCAGCCGCGGCTTCGGGGGGCGGCTCGCCGTGTCGGTCTGCGGCGGGTATTCGAGCGCGACGTAGTAGTCGAAGGGGGGATCGACCGCCGCGCCGCGCAGCCGGTCGATCGCCTCCCGACCGACGCGCCGCACGTTGCGCAGCGTGTCGAACACGCTCTGGATGCTCAGGATGTCATGGAAGTCCGCCGGGAGCTCGATATACGGCTGCTCGGCCACGAAGTCGAGCAGCACGCTGGGCCGACGCAGCCACGGCCACTCGTGCATCGAGCATAAGTAGTCGCCGGCTTCGTTGATGACCCGCAGCAGATCGATCCGGGCGTCGAACTCGGCGCCGATCTGGATCTGCGCCTGGTCGATCAGGTGCATCGCCGTCCTAGCTGGCATTGCGGACCTCCTCCCCCCGCGACGCGGTGGTCAGGGTGGCGAGCAGGTCCAACAGCGGCGCCTCGGTGTCCTCGATCGCCAGCACGACCTCGGGCGCGTAGCCGCGACGCTGCCGGTCGGGTTCCGGCGTGCGGTTGGCGGGCGGGGTGTTGATCAGCGCCTCCCAATCACAGCGAGCGCCGGCGTCGACCAGGCATCCCGCCAGTCCGGGTGCGAGACGTTCACTGCAGATCAGCCGATCGGCCGTCAGGCCCGGCCCGCCGGCGTAGCTGCGCATCAGACGCCACACCGCTCCGGGACAATCGCAGATCAGGTTGGTCAGGAACCGCTCCCACTCCGGATCGAACGCCGCCATCAACTCGGCGAACGGGCCGTCGAAGAGTACGTTGTCGCGGGTCACGTGCTGGCGGCGCCGGCAGACATGCGCGTGGAAGCTGGCGAGCCACGGCAAGGGGTGCCGGAGCATCGCAACCGTCATGCGGTCGCCGGCGAGCGCCGCGGCGGCGGGTCGATCCAGCGGCGCGTGGCGGGCGCTGTGGCCCGCCGGGTAAGGGGGCAGGCTGACCCGCAAACCCGATGCCTCCAACGCCCGCACAACCCATGATGAGCCGGTCTTGGGCGGTGCGTAGATCGCGAGCTGGTCCGTCAGGATCGGCATGGCTTTTCCAAACGCCCGCCGGGGGGTCACCCCCAGCGGACGGAGATCGCTGTCAATTTCAGCCGCCGTGGGTGTTGATTGGCCAGCCCTGGAAGATCGCCTTGGCGAGCCCGACTTCGGCCGCGGTCGGGCCGGCTTCGAGCAGCTGGGCGATGTTCGCGACGCCGTCGGCGCCGGCCGAAAGGTAGGTCTGGCCGTTGGTCGCCACGCCCAGGCCGCCGATCGCGATGGCGGGGTCGGTGCCGTCGCCGGCCGCCACGCGCACGTCGAAGATGCCCTCGACGCCGAATTGCCCCAACTCGTTGTCGGCCAGCGAGTCTTCGAGGCAAACGGCGAAGAACCAGCCGTTGAGGTGGGCGGTGGCGGGGGTGATCACGTTGGCGAGCGGGTGCGCGGTATCGCCGTGCGTGCTCGGGTTCCACGAGGCGATCGGCTGTACGTCGCCGTCGCTGCCGGTCAGGTCCACGGCGACGACCGCGCCCTTGGTGAGCGTGCCGCCCGTGCGGTTGATGAACGTGAACGTCTTGTTTTCGATCACGATGCCAAGCTGTTGGCTGACGTTGGTGAACATAGTGGTGTCTCCGTCAAATGGATTGGGTATGAGTTCTGCCAAACCCATTACCCCGGCCGGATCGGGCCGGCCGGGGCAACGGGAGGAGGATCATCAGGCTGCCGAGACGCGGCCCTGGCGGCGGCGCGAGCGGCAGATTCGATTGAAGTGGGTGAACTTCCACACCACCACCTTGTTCGGGTGGTCGTGGCTGCCCTGCGTGATCTTCTCGCGGAAGTACGCGCCGGTCTGACAGTACGGGAAGAGGAACCCGAGGTTCGTCCACAGGAAGTCAGGCTGGTTCGCGGTCCAGCCCACGTTGTCCAGCTCGCTGACGTACTTGACCGGGATGCCCTGGTACTGCGGGCCGGCGATCGACGGGTCGGGGAGCGTCATCATGCTCTCGTTGACCTTGCGCAGCGCGTCCTGGTACTTGGTGTACCCATCGCGGTTCGTGAGGATGCACTGCTTCTGCAGGTCGTCGTCGGTCGCATACTTGCGCAGGTCGTCCGGCACGTCGAACTGCACCTTGAGGATCATGCGGTCGAACGCGGGGATGATGCCCTGGGTCGGGTCGCCGGGGTTGGCCGCGTCGTAGCTGTCGGTCTGGTTGCGATACCAGTCCATGTCGGCGTCGGCCGGGTTGGCGCCCTGGATGGTCGTCCAGTCCGGTGTGCCGGCCGCGACACCGCCGTTGCTCGAACTAGGCGCGAGGCCGTCGCGGGTGATGAACGATAGGATCGAGTACGGCACGCGGCCCTCGACCGGCGTCGCCTCGTCCTCCATCGTGGTGCGGTTGGGCAGGGCGAACAGCGATTCTTCGAGGATGTTCACCTTGTCGGTGACACAGGCCTGTTCCTGCGAATCGATGTAGTCGAAGAACCGATCGGTGTCGCCTTCGTTGAGCGATTGCAGCTCCTCGATTATTGGGTAGTGGCCCTGGAGGAAGGCCCACGGCACGCTGATCCGCGTCGAGGTGTCGCGAGACGTGACGTTGAACCGGTTGACCGGGTTGTAGAACCCGGCGTTGCCGAGCGTGCGGCCCTGGAGGTAGTCCACCAGACGCTCGCCACCCTTGAACTTCTTCTCCTCATTCTTAAACATCTTCGAGGAGTAGAAGTATTTGTGTTTGGTCGCTTCGTTGAGAAGCGCATCCTGGCCGACCACGCGCGTGTCGCGGGTCGCCTTCAGCCAATCAACAATGTCGATGGACATGGGTAGGTCTCCGTGCTACTTAGGTCACGGAGACGCGGGATCGGATCGCACATTAAGCGGAGGCATCCCGGATGATCGACCGCGCCTCGTCGGGGGTCTTCCCCGCCGCGAGCTGATCGGTGACCATCCGCAAACGCTCCCGCCGCGACAACTGCCGGGGCCGTTGTTCGCCGCCGCTGTCGAGTTCGGGTTGCCCCTGCTCGACCAGCTTCTGGTTCTGCGCCATCTGTGCCTGCGTCGCCTTGACCGGGTTGGGTTCGGGTAACACCGTCCGCGCCGCATCCTTGACCAGACGATCCCATGCCAGGCCGCCACCGGTTCGGTGGTACGACTTTAAGTTCATGAACTCGCGGGTCTTGGACATGACGCGTTCGAACGCATCGGGCGAACGCAGGTCGGGGTAGGCCTGGAGCAGGTCGGGCTGGTCCTGAAGGACGCGCCGCGCCTGCAACTCATCCAGATCGTTGACGACGCCGGCGAGGGCGTCGAGCACCGGCTCGACCCGCTGCTCCACGAGCTGCTGGGCCTGGGCCTGATAGTGCTGATCCAGTTTTTCTGCGAACGTGGTCAGCGTCACCCCCAGAGACTGCCGGTAATCGGCGGCCGTGAGGGTTTCGAACTCGTCCGCATCGTCGGCGCTGGAAAGCGCGTCGGTGATGGCCTGATTGACCTGCTCGGACAGGGGGGCGGGCGCTTCGGGGGGCGGCGATTGGGGTTGTGCCGCCCCCGTCTGGCCCGATGCCTGGCCGGGTTCGTCCGGCTCCGTGCCGGCGTTGCCGCCGGCCTGGAGTTTTTCGAGCTGGGCCTGCAGCTCCGCCTGTCGGCGGTGGGCTGAGTCCTGCTCGGCCTGGGATTTAGCCAGCTTCTCCCCGATTTCGAGGATGCGCTGGCTGTCGAGCGAATCAAGGATGTCGTCGGGGTATTGCGCCCGGCGCAGGGCCTTGATCGCCTTCTCCAGACGGCCGGTATCGGGTTCAGCGCCGGCAGACGGGTCCGGCGTCCCGGCCTCGGCGGCCGGTTCGTCGGGTTCAGCGTCTTGTGGCGGGTCCGAACGGGTCTGGCTCTTATCCCCCGCATCGGCCGCGGCGGGCGGCGTCGAGTCCCCCTGATCACCCGCTGCCAGTCGGTCGAGGGCGGCGCGATAGGTTGCGCGGCGCTCTTCCGGGGACGCGGATGTTTCCGGGGGGTTCGGCGACGACGCCTCGGGAGCCGGGGTGGTCATCGGCTCCGCGGTCGCGGTCGCGGGGGAGTCAAGGGTAGGGGAATCGGTTTCACTCATGGCGGATTACGGGATGTTCGTGTCGGCAGGAAGCGGGTGGCCGATCGCCTTGAGGATGTCATCACGGGCGACTTCGCCGATCCCGTTGAGTTGGGTCAGGTCGCCGCCGACCCGTGAGTCGTCCCGCAGGATGTCCCTCAGGTCGCGCACATGGGTCAGGCCCGCGGCGAGCAGCGCCTTGGCCGCAGACCGTCCGATCGGCAGGGACGCCACCTCGGTCGTGTCCTCGACTTGCGGGGGCGGCGCGGTGACGACCGCTAGTGGCTCGGCCGCGGTGGCGGGCGCCTCGTCCGCGGGCGGATCGGCGGGGCTTGCCGCGACCGCGCCCCCGGCTCTAGCGGCCACGCGGCGATCGATGTCCGCCTCGGCCGCGAGCTTGCGGCGGGCGCGTTCAACCGCCACCATCACGGTCTCGCGGTGGTATTGGTCGCGGTAGCCATCGGGGTGCTCTGTATCCGGCCCCGGCCACTTGCTCTGATCGCGCCCATAGGCGAGCGTGAAAATCGGCGCTGCGTCGGCCATGCCGACGTGCTCCACCGGACCTCGGCCCGGTTGTGTCGGTGCTTTGAACGCCAGTTCGATCCGGCGCACCAGGTTTTCGAGTTCAACGCGGTTCATCACAGATACTCCAGTCCGTTTTTTCGCATGTACTGCCGAAGCTGCTGCCGGCTCTCGACCACGCACTTGCCCGTTCCCGGGTCGTGCTTGAAGCCCGGGTACTTCGCGGGTATCTGGTTGCTCACATAGGGCCTGATATCGGCGTGCCCCGCCTTCGCGCCCTCGGCCCGCAGATCGCGGCGGAAGGTGACGCCATCCACCACGACCACATCCGGAGCGCGACCGATGCGGTAGTCGCGTTCGATCGTCTGACCTGTCTCGTCGGAGTAGCAGTAACGCACATCAGACCGCGTTATAAAACGGTCTGATGCGCGTGTGGTGGATAAAAAGGGCGGGTGGTCGGGGATGACCCGGATTGGACCGCGATGGTCGAAAATGATTCACCGTGTTTCGCCGCGCATCGCGCGGTGAACATCGTCAGCCGGCAGCAGCCAGGGGCCGCATCGGCCGATCTTGTATGCGCAGTTGTAGGGGTAGGCGCCGTCCCGCCGCCGTCGCTTGGCGGTCGATTCGCTCTGGCGCAGCAGCTCGGCCGCCTCGGCGAGCGTGTACGGCGGGGCGGGGGCGGCGGAACACGGATCGGGTCGGTGGGTGGTCACGTTCATCTCGTCAAGGCCCCATCCCGGCGGCCAGCGCGCGGCCGTTTTGTTGACCGGCGGTCTCGACATGGACCGATCCGCGCGGGGCTGCGGCTTGGGGCTGCATCGCCTGCTGTTGCTGCGTGTGAGCCTGCGCCAGTTGCCTGATCTCGGCCATCGGCAGCAACTCGCCTAGGTCGGGCATATTGAGCGTCTGGCCGATGCGGTCGAATAAATCATCCCACGGCAGGTGCGCGAATTGATGGATCAGCGGCACGGCTTGGAGGTACAGCGTCGTGACCTCGTTCATCCGGACCTGCAGCAGGGACTGATCGACCATCGGCATCGACATCGGGTCGATGTCGATCTCCAGGTCGTCGTAAGCCAGGTCGCCGATATTCGCCGCGACGATCATCAGCGGTTCGCCGTCGGTCGAAGGTACTGTGGTGATCAGTTGGTCGGCCGGGCCGCCGGCGTAGATCACCTTGGGCTCGTGGCGCAGGGCGTCGCGCACGAACTCCACCGGCAGGCCGTCCTCGGCGGCGAAACGGTCGGCCTCCTCGGGGGAGGGGAGGTACTTCGGGCGCGGCGCCACCATGCCGGCCTGCTCGTCATCCAGCTCGTACATCGCGTCCGACATCTCGAAGAAATACCACCCGGCCGAACGGAGAATCTGGGCCATGCCGTCGTTGAACAGCGCCTTGGTCAAGCCCAGGCGGGCGTCGCGCTGATTCGCCGCATCCTGGATCGCGGTTGCCGAGGCCGAGGAATCGACGTTCCCACGCGCGTTGTCGCTTAGCCCGGTGCTGCGGTCCCGTCTCTCGCGCAGCATCTCCAGATACTTGTACATCGTTTCGTCGGCGCCCCCGATACCTATTTCCTTGACCGCGCCCTCCTTCAGGCCCTTGATGATCGCGACCTGGCCGTGTTCGGCGTTTTCGATCGTGGCCGCGTCGCCTTCGTAAATCGGATCGACGCCGACCAGCCGCTTGTAACTCGCGGCCGATCGCGCTGTCGCGACGGCGTGCTGGTTGAGCTCGATGATCTGGTCATAAATCGCCGCGAACGGGCTCAGCGGGTAGGGGCACGATGGGACGAAGTGGTATCCGAACAGCGTGTAGGGGCCGTCCGGCGGGCCGAAGCTCGGGCGCGGGTCGCGTATCCATCGGGCCTCGGTCTGATCGCCGTTGGCGTTGCGGGCCGCGGCCAACGTGAAAAGCGTGCCGTTGACCAGCGGGTGATCGGCGTATTCGGGCAGACGGTGCTCGGGCACCCACACCTCATACCCGATGATTTGCCCGCGCTTGTTGTCGCGCCGAGCATCTTCCCGGTCCCACTTGGCCAGGTCCGCATCCTCGGCGATCCGCGTCACCGCCTCGCGGTTGTAGCGGTCGTCTTCCAGCAGGTCGGTTTTGTCGCGCCGCCACATATGGCCGGCGTATCGCCCCTCGCCCTGCCGCGGGTCGTAGTAATCGCACGAGGGGTCGCAGAACCACCGCTCCGGCGCGACGCGTCGGACGGCGGGGCTAAAGACGCTGAGGCCCGCGTCCCCCGGACGCCCGCGCCTGCGGTAGTAGGTCATCGCCACGCCGTAGCTGAACGCTGTATCGTCGAAGAGACGCCTCCCGAGCGCTGCGAGGTTCTCGCTGCGTGCCCAACTGGTCAGCGCCGAGCCCAGGACCTTGGCCGAGCGCTGGTAGCCGCCGGAGCGACGGCTGCGGGCCAGCACCTGCGGATTGTGGTGGATCACTTGAGGTTTGATCAGGCTCAGCCACTCGAAGAAGTGGTTTTCCGGGGCGCCGTCCTCCGGCTCCTGCGTGCGCCGCCACTTCGGGCCGTGGTACATCCGGATCATCGACTTGGATTCGGTCACGATCTCGTCACGCAGCTTCTCCGCGGCCTGGATTTCCTGAAACAGCGAGGTGGGATCGTCTTTGAGCATGGGTTCACCGGCCTTTGCGGAAGGGGTCTTTATTGGCGCGTCGCTCGGCGTCCGGGTCGGTCGCAAGCTGAAACAGGTGGCCGTAGGTGCCCGGCTTGTAAGCCGGCGGGGGAGGCTCGGTCCACAGGCCCTTCGTCGTCCCCTCGAGTATCCCGTAGCTCGTGGCGTCCACCTGGTCGTCATGGGCGCCGTGGTTGAAGACCAGCAGCTCCGCCTCCATCCCATCGAGCCACGGCGCATCCTCGGGGAAGAATACCAGGCCGTTCTCCATATAAATCGACGCAGCGCGGGCCCGCACCTCCTTGGCGCGGTCGGCCTCGATCTTCTTGACCGGCAGGCCCTCGCGCTGGAACTTCTGGATCACGCCGGTGCCGTAGTGCTTGTTCTCCACGCCGACGAACACGCCCTTCCATCGCCGGTGCAGGCCGCGCAGCATGTCCTCCACGTCCGGCGCCTCCATCCGGCCGCGTATCTGGTCCGCGAGGATCAGGTAGGGCTTGTTGTGCGGCTTGAGCCAACACTGGGCGACGGTGTAGTCTGCCGTCTCCTCCTTCGAGAGCGCGAGGTCCGCCACGATATAGCGCCAGCACTGCGAGGCTAGAATCCGCTCGGTCTTTTGGCCCGACAGGTGGAGCACATACACCAGCTCCTTGCCATCGAGGTCGGTCTGGTAGTAGCGGAAATAGTCACGCCGGAAGATGCCGCCGCCCGCCGGGGCCGGGCGCTGCTGGTACTGCCCGGCGTATCCGTAGCTGCCCAGCATTTGCCGGATCGTCTTGATTTCGTCCGGCCCCTCGTGCTCGGGCCAGAGCAACTGTCCGGCCTCGGTGCGGGGGTCGCATCCCGGGAAGACGGTCGAGGCGCTGCGGTCCGGCTCGTACTCGGCCGGCAGGCACAGGATGTCCCACCCCCACTCCTTCGCCATCGCGGTCATATCCTCTTCATGGACGCGCTGCATCACGAGGACGCGGGCGCCGGCTTTTTTGTCGCGGAGTCGGGTTTGGAAGGTGCGGGCGAAGAAGCGGCGCGCGGTCGCGCGGTCGGCTTCCGATTCGGCCTGCTCGGGGTTGAGCGGGTCGTCCGCGATGAGGCGCTCGCCGCCGCGTCCGGTCGCCATGCCGCCGGTCGAAGTGATCATCATCCGCCCGCGTCGCGTGTTGCTGAATTGTGTCTTCTGCTGCTCGCCCTCGACGAGCTGCACACGGTCGCCCCACGAACGCTGATACCACGCGCTTTGGATGACCGACCGGCGCTCGAGGTTGTGGTCGGTCGCCAGGTCCTGCGAATAACTCGCGCAGAGGTAGCGCAGGTGCGGGAGGTTTTTCGGCCCCCACTCCCAGCACGGCCACGCCACCGTGACCAGCCGGCTCTTGGTAGTGCCGGGCGGGATATTGATCGCGAGGTTGCGGATCTGTCCCGCCGTCACCGCCTCCAGATGCTCGGCTACCGCTTCGTGGTGCCAGTTGCGCAGGAACGGTCGTCCCGGCTCAACCCACGGCCAGGCCTGACGCAGGAACGAGAGCAGGGATTGTTCGGCCTCGGCCTTGCGGCGGGCGCGCAACTCCTCCCGCAGCACCGCGGGCGAAAGGATATCGCGCAGGTTGTGCGGCAGCGTGGTCATGCGTCTTCGTCCGGGGTGCCGAGCACGTCGGGGTCGAGGCCCGCGGCGGCGAGCATCCGCGCGATCTGCTCGTCGCTCACCGACTCCAGCGCCCTCGCGGCGAGCCTGGCGTTTGCCGCTTGCCGGGCCAGGGTACGCGGTCCGGTTTCGTTCTCGGACCGATCAACGAACCCGCCGGTGTACCGGGTCAGCCGGGCCAGCGCCTCATCGCGGTTGCGCAACTTCAGCCGCAGTCGCCCGGTGCGGGGGTCGAAGTCCAGCTCCTCGCACATCCGCAGCATCTCGTCGGTCCACTGGTCGCGCGGGCGCACGAGCTCGGCCGCCAGCAGGTATTGCCCATCCGCCTCGTGGTTGACCGGCGGCGCGTCGTCGCGCAGGTAATCGAGGATGCACACCCGGGAAAACGCGATCGCGGCGTATTCCTCGACCAGCCGCTGAACCGTCACGCTCACCGCCGAGCAGGCCCGCTGCTGATAGCGTTCGATCTGCTGTTCGACCGCGGGCATCTGCAGGAGTTTCGCGGCCTGCACATTCGCCCCGCGCGGGCTGTAGCCGGCCGCGATCGCGGATTTCGCCCCGATCCCCCGCACCCCGTCCTCGCCCGCGAGGTAGTGGTACACAAACGCCTGCTGCCGGTCGGTGAGCGGCTTGCGTCGGGATCCAAGCGGTTTGGCGGAGGGTTTGCCGGGCATCTCTGGGGTCAGTTTGCGCTGGAGATACGACCGATCGAGACGCGCACGCCGGCGGAGGTCAAAGCTCCGCTGGTGACCGCAGCGCGCACCCTGCATGCGGCGAGAGCGAACGCGCCACCGCCGTCTTGGGTCAGCGTGGTATCTGTGCCAACCTCATCCCACGTGGACCCGCCGTCCAAGCTGAACTGCAGCGCCACCGTGGCGCCATTCCATCCGCTGCCCTGCGCGAGAAATGAGCCTACACCGTTGTGCCAGTCTTGAGCGACGCTGGCTGTGATCGCATCCGTCAGAAGAATGTTCATGTCTTATCCCTTCGCTTGGCGGCTGTTTAATGTATGGCTCAATGGGCTGGTTAGGGGCATCGTCTTCCCCGGTATAAGCAAGGGGGAGGGGGGGGAGGTGAGGGCGGAATACAGCGCAGCGACCTGCGACGCACTCATCGCGCCCGACCACTGCTGCACATCGGCAATCTGCGATCCGGCGGGAAG